ATTGCGGAGGATAGAAAGGGCATTCTTTTCCGTGGAGGTCCATGTGCGTTTTGTGGTGACAGTAACAGTCCCCACATTCCACTCCGTGCCTTCCAGGGCGTAGGCCATGGCCGCATCCGCCGTCTCCGCATCAAATGCTTTCTCCTCCTTCCGGACGGAATAGGCAAGGTTGTAAAACTCCGCTTCGGCATACACCTCCGTCACGGCATTGCCGGAGGAATCCTTGCTGTCCGTGACTGTGCGGATGATGTACACGTCATCCACGATCTGGATTTTCTTCTCGTTGTCGATATATTTCCGCTTGGCATCGGCAAAGGGGATGGAAAATGTCAGCGTATCCTCTCCGTTGACCTCACCCGTCACGATGATGCCGTAGGCGTTCTCCAGCACCGCCTCCCATGCCCCATTGGAATCAAGCACTACCGGGCGGGCATAGCCGATCTTCTCATAAGGGGATTTCGGTACGTCATAAACCCGGATGTCAACGAGCTTCGGCGTCCTTGCCGTATCCGCTGTCGTGAGCGTCACCCGGAAACGGATGTATTCACGGCCTGGGGACGGCATTTTCCCATCCGCGCCTACCGCCGCCCACTCGCTCCAGCTAATGAGGTCGTTGCTCGTGGAGGTTTCCACAAGGGAAACGGCCGTCACACCGGAAACGCACTCACTGGAAACAGACACCTTGCCCGCACCGGAAAGCCCATATTCCACCGCTTTTGTGTAGAGGACGCCGCTTTCCGGATATGCCCCGTTTGTCCTGCGGAGCGTCACGGCATCCGCCGTGGTGATGGCATCCACTTCCCCTGCCGTATCGCCGCCGTTGGCAAAGGCCGTGGCACGGAAATAGTCCGCCAAATCCTCTGCTGTCAGTTCTGAATCACAGTCCAGGAACCAGTCATCAAAGCCTCCCGCAAACCAGTAGGAATTGGCGTGCATCCCCAGGATGAGGTCTGCCGTGCAGGAGCGGTTCAGCTCCCCCGTAAAGGAAAGCGATGCCGAAACCCACACCGCACCGCTTTCCCTGTCACCAATGACATACTGCGCCTTTTTGTTCCCCGGCTCTATCACGCAGGCAATGAAATACCACCCGTTGTTCGCAAAGGAAAAAGGCGGCGTGACCGACTCATCCAGTATCAGTGTGCCGGAGGAATTGTAGAGCATAATCCTCGGCTTGCCCCGGATGAGGGAGAGGTAGAAAATCGGCTGCCCCGGCCCCTGCCTGGTATTGAAGATCGGCGTGTAAGTGTTGCCAATGGAATAGGTGGTGGGGTTCATCCATCCGCCCACGATGATCCGCTCCCCAAGGCTGCGGAAAACAGAGCCGTCATTCGTTACCTTCAGATAGGTTTTCTCCGTGGACGGATTGCTGATATTCATGCGGAAATAGCTTCCCTTCTGCCCGCCCCGCAGGGATGCAGTGGTGCCGCTCCACTTATTGACATACATCTTCCTGCCCCTGCCGGAAGAATCGGCAAGCATCGTATCCGCATCAGGCGCAGGCTCATTGAAACGCCATAACCCGTCCTTTGCATACTCCTCCGGGAATTCCCCCGTGAAGTCCGTCTGTTTGTTTAAGACCATCTGCAATCCCATAGAAAATCACCTCCAGCGGCTCTTTGCCCGTATTTCAAGTTCTGTGAATGTGGCGTTTGATACCGCCACCTCCACCGTGTTCAGCCCCGTGTCAAGCGTAGGGAAATTCAGCTCGTCAATATACGGCAGGGCATTGCGGAGCGTGTTCCCGTCTGCATCCTCCACCCATGCTGTCATTTTTTCTGTATCCACCACCAGTGTTTCCGATGCGGACAAAACCGCATTTGCTATTTTCAGCTCCACGCCGTTTGTAGCAATGCTGATGTACCTGCCTGCCCCGGATGCCAGGACGCCTTTCAGCCGGTAGACCGGGCTGGAGTATAAATTTCCAAGCCTCCGCCTCACCGTATGGCTGCCCGCCGCCGTGATGGTAAATATCTCATCCTCCACAGCGTAGCCAAACGGGTCCGGGCAGAAAAAAGTAATATCAAATGTAGCTGAAAACCGCACCACTTTCTCAAAGGCCACGCCCTCCTGGAGCCTTGCGTAATACACCCGCCCCGGCTCCGTGTCAAGCACAAGGGCGCACAGCCCCTTATCGGGACTCAGCCAGCTCACAATCTCATCCTTGCATTCCAGAAGCTCCGCCGCAGTCCTTTTGGGAGGGATGAAACAGGAAATTTCAATCACCCGCTCGGAAAGAGATGCACCCAGGTCAAGCAGGCCGTCCCTGCCCGCCATGGAAATGGTGCGGTTTTTTAGCTCCGGCACACGGTTTTCCGTTGTCATCCGGCTTGCGATCCCCATGCTTTTTGATGTGATGCCGTCAAAAGAAAAACCCATCCATGCATCCCTCCTTTACGAATAGCCGTTCGCCCGCCGCCCCTGCTGGAGCTGCCGGTAAAGCTGCTGTGAGATCTTGCGGATGTCCTCCTCACTCCTCACGTTCATTTCCTTCACCTCGATCAGCGGGCCGTTTATGGAACCGCCCTGCACTGAACCGTCCCCGCCGCTTCCGGATACGGAAATCTCCTGCACAGCCGCAGACGGGTTCAGGACCATATCCGCCGCCACGCCGTCCATTGCCTTTGCCACCATGCGCTTGCTGTCCTCGATGCCCTTTGCCAGCCCCTTCATGAAGTCCGGCATCCAGCTCTCGTAATCGGTCAGCGGTCCCTCGTCCGGCACGGAGAAGTGCAGGAAGGACTTGATCTTATTTGCTACACTGCTCACGGCGTCGCCCACAGCGCCGATACAGCTCTTGATGCCGTTCACGATACCCATGATCATATCCTTGCCCCACTGCAGGGCTTTGGACGGCAGGCCCGTGATGAAGGAAATCGCATTGTTAAAGCCACTCTTTATGACAGATACAATATTGCCCATCGTGCCGCTGATAGAGGACTTGATATTATTGAACACCGTGGAAACTGTATTTTTAATGCTGTTCACGACACTTGAAACCGTGGATTTTATGCTGTTCCACACGGAGGAAATGGTGGACTTGATGCCGTTCACCACGCTTGTGACCGCAGATTTGATTGCGTTCCACACAGTGGTTATCACTGTCTTAATGGCATTTAAGACCGTAGTAACTGTATTTTTGATGGCGTTCCACGCCGTGGTGATAAAGGTCTGGATTGCCGTCACCACTGTCGTGACCACGGTTTTTATCCCGTTCCAAACAGTCGTAAATACTGTCTTTATGGCATTTAAGACCGTGGTGATAATCGTTTTGTAAACATTGAAATAGGTGGTTATGATGGTTTTAATTACTTCCACCACCGTGGTAAATATCGTTTTTATGCCTTCCCACAGCCCGGAAAAGAAATCTTTTATCCCGTTCCACACGGCCTGCGCCGTGGAGGAAATGGCCTCCCATGCCGCTGAGAAGAAGTTTTTGATTGCCTCCCATACAGCAATGGCGACCTCTTTCACATTCTCCCAGAGGTTGATCCAGAACTGCCGGAAATCCTCATTCGTGTTCCACAGATAGATAAAGGCTGCCACCAATGCCGTAATCGCCGCAATAATCAGGAATATCGGGTTGGCAAGCATGGTGGTGTTTAAGGCGGCAAAGGCAGTCTTTACCGTGTTGATGACACCCGCCACTTTCGGAACAATCGTCATGATCGTGCCGACCGCAGACACCACTTTCCCGATGACAATCAGCACCGGCCCCAAAGCCGCCGCCAATAGCGCGACCGTGGTGATGACTTTCTTTGTCCCCTCATCCATGCCGTTGAGCCAGTCCACGAACTGCTGCACCCATCCGACAATCATTTTTATAGCAGGCATAAGCAGCTCACCAAAAGAAATAGCCAGCCCCTCCAGGGCTGACTTCAAAATGGTGATCTGCCCCTGCAGGTTGTCAAGCTGTGTGTCCGCCATCTGCTGCGCCGCACCGCCGCTGTCGATAATCGACTGCTGCAGGTCATCCCAGGTAGTCCCTGTGTTGGCAAGCAGGGCATTCACAGAGGACAAATCGGTCTTGTTGAAAATCTGCCCGATGATGTTGCTCTTTTCAGCGGCAGTCATGCCATCCATGGAGGTATTCAAATCCCCAAGGATGTCGTTTAAGGAGCGCATATTCCCCTCGGAATCATACACATCCAGTCCGAGCTGCTCCATGCAGGCGGCAGCCTTGTCGGTCGGGT